GGGCACGGGAGCAGCGGGCGTCATCCAGGCTAACGCATCACGTCTAGATGGTCCAACCAGTCGTTTGGTTCGTCAGGTTTACGAGCCGTGGCTCTTCCAGATGGATGAGCTAAACAATGAGCTTCTCCCGACATCAGTTCTTCGTCGTGTTCTCGGCGAGGAGATGGGCACGACGTACGAAGGCGATCATATCGAGTTTCGTAACGCGAAATTCGAGTACGAAGTGTTGGCAGGCTCAAAGCTTGGTGCCAAGAAGGAAATGGCCCAGGCGCTTCCTATCATCATTCAACTTTTGAACAACCCGACCTTCGTTAAGAACGTTAACGACACCGGGTACCAGTTCGATGGCGTGGCCATCTTCAAGGCATTCACGGATGCCGCAGGCTGGAAGTTCTCGCAGGACTTCTTGGTCAAGATGACGCCAGAGCAGCAACAGAAGTACGAAGCAAACTCACCAGCGGCACTTCAAGCGGCCCAATCAAAGGCGCAAATGGACGCTGCCCAACAGAAGTTTGCGAACGACGAGCAAATGGAAGATCAGAAGCAACTCGGAAAGGCTGGAGCGGAAGTTCTTCGCGCAGCAACTGAGCACGCCTTGAACAGCGAAGTAACTCAGGGTCAACCCGGCAATCAAGGTTATGGGTCGACGACCACGCTTTAAGTAAGGGGTAATATGGCTCAAACTCTTTTCACGATTCCGGTTCCGCCCGTGACACCGCCAGTAGTGACACCTTCTGTGATTCAACCACCGGCTGTAACTCCACCGGCATTGGGTGTCAGCTTCATTGATAGCACTTCGAAAGGCATCAATGTAGCGCAAGCTGGAACACAATTTACGATCACGGACAGTGGAGTAGTTCCGCCACCTGGTTATAAATTCCCGGTCGGCACTACGGTAACGATCATCGGCAATTCTGCACTTCGCAATGCACCGAATGCTGACGGGTCCGCAGGAAGTCAGATCGGAACCGTTACAGCGGGTCAAGTTGGAACAGTAAAGGGCCCTCCGATTAAGAGCAACAACACATTCAACTGGCTGCAGGTAGCCTTTGCAACTTCTACCGGTTATATCGGTGATGACAACATCACAGCAGGTGGTGTAAACCCCCAGACCCCCCAATCGTAATTGTTGGCGCTGCCTTCCCAGGAGCACAGGGATCGGGCGCTGCAGCGGTTGGGGGACGAGGCGGTTCAGTTATCGAAGTAACGAATTTGAACGACAGTGGATCGGGCTCGCTTAGGGCAGCACTCTCTGCATCCGGCCCGCGCACTATCGTATTCCGCGTCTCAGGATTAATCACGAACAAGTCTCGACTTAACGTCGGGAATCCACTTTGCACTATCGCGGGACAAACCGCGCCAGGCGGTGGAATTGTTATCGGCGGTGCGAACGCATCCGGCGAAGCGTTGTTCATTTCAACGCATGACGTGATTGCAAGGTATTTGACGTACGACGGCAGCAACCCGAACACACCAACTGGTCCAGATACAGGAACCGTTGGATTCGAAATGGCTAGCGGTGCCGTTAAGAACGTAATTCTAGATCACTGCTCCGCGCGTTGGTGGGGAAATAAAGGCCTCATCATTTACGCAAACGGACAAGCTATCTCGAACGTCACGATGCAGAACAGTTTGATGTATGAGTGCAATGCGGCTCATCCAGTCGGACCTATGACGGACGCTTCCAGTCTTGCGGAAGATTGTCTCGATCTAGATTTCCACCACAACATGTTCGTGAATATCGGACATCGCCTTCCGCTGTATAACACGGCGCAAGGTCGTTGGCAGAGCAATATCGTATTCAACTGGAATTACTTCGGCTTGCTAACTCAAGGCAAGGTCGCCATGGACATCATTGGAAACAATTATGTCATTGGAAACCTTAACCCGGGCAATAGCAATCCGCACCCATTTGGATTCTCACCCGTTCAAAGCACCGATGACACAACCCAGAAGAACAGCGGTGCTCCATCGATCTATCTTGCTGGGAACATCAGCGCACCGTATCAAACGAATCCAAGCGGCGATCAAACAGTAATGTGTGCCCGCTTGAATGGTGAAGGTACCGCAGAACTCGGACCACCACCGTCTAATTATTACCGCACGTCGCCATTGCCCGCGCCTAAGTACGCAATCACAAGTACTCCGGTGACCTCTCTCGATGCTCTCTTGATTCCAACGGTCGGCAACTCTCAGCACTTACAAGCCGATGGAACCTTTGCATCGAACCGCGACAGCATGGACGCGCGAATCATCTCTCAGTATCAAGCAAAGGGTCCAGGCAACTTCTTCACGGGACAGTTCACCGCTCCGTCGATCCCAAGTGGAACCCCTTACCCGTCTGCTCAGCATGACGGCATGAGTGATGTTTACAAGCAGAAGATGGGTCTCGACACCAGCGACCCGAACCTTCACAACAAGATTTCTCCAGCAGGAATCACCTGGCTTGAGACCTTCTTAGCAGGAATCACCAGCTTTTAATCTCGCGTCACCCAATAGGACAACCAATGCCGCAAATCCCATTGTTAATGGAAGAGCTTACGCCTGTCGAAGCACTTTCATTAGCTGGCTTGAAGCAGTACCCAGGATTTCTTGTCCTGGAGAAATTGATGATGGCCGCATGCAAGCGAGCCACTGATGACGCGATACGAGTAAATCCGGCTGAAGAGGGTTATACGCGAAAGCTTATAGCTCTCCAAGGTCGCGCTCGCGAGCGCAGTGAATTTTGTTTGCTGGTCCTTGAAAGCATCGACTGGCATGAACAACGTGTCGCTCAAACGCAAGCGGTACCCGAAGCTAATACAGAACCGGAAGGCAATCCAATCCTCAAAGGACTCCAATGACAACTCCAGCAGTAGCACCTGTGCCCAAGATTTATACGCCCGAGAACCTCACCTTCGAAGATGTGAAGGGATGGACCGGACTGGAAATGCGCCGTCAAATGGCCACGCCATTACGCTCGCATATTATTCAAGTCATTAGTTCGCGCCCACTTGCCGAAGTTGAAGCAGTGGCCGCAGCCGCACCCGCACCGGAACCAGTACCGGACGCTGTTGTAGCGCCGATTGCCGATAATGACGCGCTCCTCGCGGAAGCTCAGCGTCTGATCGCTGAAGCTGAAGCTAGGAAGGTTGTAACCCCGGCAGAAGCGCCGAAGAAGATTGTGGTCGATTATCAGATCACCGATGAGGATGGTAACCCTCTCGGTCGACCGACTCATTTAGAAGCAAGTACCGCAGAAGAAATGGTTTCGAAGCAGAAGGAAGCGCACATCCAGGCTACGCGTGCGTTCCACCGCTTAAAGAAACAAAAGGTCTCTTTCAAACCGGCTGATGCAGTTATTCCGGCAACAGATGATGTATCTGATGCTGAGATTCTAGCCGCGATCCGTGACATGAAGTCTGACGATCCGAAGACGGCACTCGCTGCCGTAAAGAAGATCAATAGTGCCGAGGCCGCTCGTATCAAGGCTGAAGCTGATGCCGAGATCGGGAAAGTAAACGAACTCCGTCGCCAAGAACAAGTCACTTTCAAGTTCTTGAAGGAACATCGCGACGATTACAACAATTGCGATGCGAATAACCAAGCTATCGGAGATTACTTCAAAGAGCATGAACTCGCATGGACTACCGATAATCTAGAAATTGCTTTTAATGCTTTGGAATCTGAACTGGCCCCCGTTGTCAAGCCAGTGGCCCCTGCCGCAGCCGTGGTCAATCCACCGCCAGTAGCCGCGCCAGTACCGACAACAGTAGCAGCGCAACCGGTTGTGCAACCAGTTGTGACTGTTCCGGCACCGACTCCCGCAGTGGTTAATCCGCCAGCGGCTGATCCAAGACCGGGTGTGAACGGAGGCCTTATGCCTGGACAGCAGTCAGCAGCACGCCCAGCGCCTAAGACAACCGGACTCACCTACGAAGAAGTACGTTCGTGGGATGGAGCAACGATGCGTCAGAAGATGAAGAATCCTAATCTTCGCGCTCAAATTTTGAAGTTCGTTGCCGACCATAACGCAAAAAAGCTTCTTCAGACAGCCTAAAGCTGATCCTCGCACATAGGAGTCAACCACCATGGCTGGCTCACCGAACCCAAGTGCAGCAAATGTAGGAAATCTACTAACTGCACAAAGCATCATGTTTGATAAGGAATTGATCCCGAACCTCAAGGGAGAAACAGACGCGTTCGTAGTTGCAGCAGAACGCCGTGTTCAGCCAATGAACATGGGTATCAACCGTCAGTTCTTCCAGTACAACACACTAACTGGTGACACGACACAAGCTGGAGACGGCGTGGTCGGAGCACCGGAGTTTGTTGGTCAGATCAGCGCACCCGCACAGTTGGGTGAGTGGAACAATTACACTAACTTCAGTTCTTTCGTAATAGCTACCACGTTAGATGATGTATGTGGTAACAGTGCGGTCGAGCTAGGTTACCAGGCTGGTCAGAGCATTTCCGAGTTGTACAGCGCAGTCGCAGACTCTGCAGGCTTAACCGCAGTTGATAGCCAGGTCAACCAGAGTGCATTGCTGTCATCTCCTTACACGCTTGACCTAGGAACCGTACGTGAATTGAAGCAGCAGCTTGTTTCAAAGAACGTTCTTCCGAACAAGGCAGGTAAGTTCTACGGCGCAACTTCACCGAACGTGCTTGGTGACATCTACAACGCAACGACAGTTAACAACTCAATCGTTGATTTGTGGAAGCTAGGCAACATCGAGAAGTTTGACAAGATGGCTGGTTCCGACCAGAAGATGGACATTGAGCTACCAGGTACGAACATTGTCCTTCGTCAAACACCTTTCGTAACGACCACGGCGAACTACCAGTCAACCGGCAAGATCGGATACCGCACTTACGTATTCGGCAACTACGCAATGATTGGTGTGTGGCTAGAAGTTCCAGGCGACGTTGATCTAGGTGACGGCGACTGGAGAACGATTGACTGCAAGGTTGTTGAGAACGCACCAGCGTCTTCATTCGACCCGACCGGAACAATCGGCGGATGGTGTGCATACAAGTTCCACCAGACCGTAACTCTACCACCAGCACGCGGAGCAAACACTCAGCGTATGCGATTCTTGGATAGCGTCCCAGCTATTCAATAAACAATGCCCGTGGCGCGGGTCCGAACCCCAGCGAGCACGGTTTACGGGCGGTGTAACAGCCGCCCTCTTCTAACAAATACATTTTAAAGGACTGTCGATGGACACCATTAATAATCCATCAAAACAACCACTGCAAGGTTTGTCCAATCCCTGGGAAGGGAGACACGACCTTAAGACTACCAACGAGACAATCAAGAAGCTTCTCGCGGGTGGAACCCCTAATTGGGTTAAGTGGCCGAAGGACTACAGAGCATTTGCTCAAGAGTCGTATCTTGCCGATAAAGAAGTCTCGGAAGTGATGACCAGACGTTACCGAATGGAAGATCAAGAGCTATTACTTAATGAAGTAGCTCGCAAGGTCAATCCAGTCAGTACGCGCGAGTTCGTCCAAAGATTACGAAGTGCTGGGATTAAATGCTACACGATTGACAACGGTTTCCCTCCGCAGTCAGTCGGCCTGTGGGCTTTCAAACCAGGAACAGATCACGTCGTGCCCGTGTGCTACCTCCAAGTGCCCGCGATGTACGAATGGTCCGTCTTGCGACTAGACAAGCGTGGAATGGCTTCTGGAGAGTCGTTTCGCGGTTGGCGAACAGTCGAAGTCCAATTGATCGAGAAAGGAATCGTCTCGGAAGCAAGAGCCCACGAGATATTCGGTCGACCTGATGACGGCCTCGTCAGCAGGAGATTCCGCAAAAGCCTTCATTGGTTCCGCAATAGACGCGAATCAGTCTGGGACGATGCAGAAATGTAAGACGGCAGTAGCCGACACATAGCGACGGGCCGTGCCCGACTCGCAAGAGGTTTTATGACAGACCAACTAAGGCCTGGACAGGGCACGCCCCCGTCCGCTCCTGCAGCTTCGGTTTTATCCGAAGACGCAAAGACGTTGCAAATGTTAGTGCAGTTGCTCTTGGCTGAACGCCAGGAGAACTTGATTGAGAAGCAAAGTAAGCTCGCGCATTACCAAGAACGTGAGAAGCAGCGCAGGTTAAACGCTGAGTTCAACGCGGCGGAAAAGCAACAGTCTTACTCGCTTTGTACACATAAGAAGGGCGGTAGATCAGGTCCTAAGTCACCCAAGGTGGATTACGCAGTCTACTTTCACACGTTCGTAGACGGCAACAGTTACATCCGTTGCCAGATTTGCGGCATGAAGTGGAAGAACACCGACACCACGGAGTTTCTAATCCGCCGTGGCAAGAGGATTCCGAATTACACCGGCAAGGGCTGGAAAGAAGCCCATGACATGCTTAGTCAGAGCACCAATACCCCAACTTCATCAGAAGTCATGATTAACACAAGTCCTATCATTCGCGCACCGTTGGATTTCGAGGCTAACCCCCGCGAAGTCGAGGTGTAACGCGACATCTGGTTCGGCAGATTAATTCCTCGGGCTCCGAACAATCCCGAGAACTTTTCCAAGGAGCAACTCTGAATCTAACATCACCACTCACGCAGACTACGGGACGTTGACGGGGTCTGTGCCCGCCTCCCTGTAGCCAGAGTTTCCTACTATGGCTAATTCCCAGAGCTTGACCACGCTTCAAAACATTCTAGATAGGATTCTCCCGTTCGGCGATATTAAGCCTGTACTTACCGAGGCCGCTGGATATGAGTATCAACCGTTCTTAGTAATCTGCACGGATGTTATGAACGATATCTGCGGTACTTCTTTCCCGCACAAGTGGAATGAAATTAAGATTCCTCAGTTCTATACGAATTCTTTCCAACAAGATTACGTAATCCTGAATCCTGACGGCACCTCTTTCTACAATTTGGAATGGTTAGAGCGCGGTATCTGTGTTGAGATGACCAGTACTGCGCTCCCGAAGCCTTGGGGTTACGTCGAGGTTGGTCGCCAGCTTACCCAGGCAACCGGCACGTTGACCCAATTGAACGCGTGGACGAATCCGACTTTCGTAGCAAACTCCTTTCCGAACTCTACCTTGTACTATGGAACCTGGGGCGCGGGACAAACAGGTACAGCGAGCTTCGGAAACGATCCGCAGCCGGGCTCCGTTTATACCAATCCGCTTTCTGCTAACACCTCGGCTGCAAATCCGATCACACAAATTCGCGACACGAATGGCAACCTTCAAGTTGTCACCACGTACGGCACTTGCGGAAACACTCAGCCTATCTGGCCAGCGACGAATTCTCCATTCGGAACTACGACAAGAGATGGAAGCACCACATGGACCGTCGCCGATCCGAACGGCATTGGTATGCGCGTTCTTCCGATCCCGTCATCGAGCGGAGTTGTCTTTCAATTTAATTTGATCGGTCAGATGCCACCGGTACGTTTCACAAGTCTCAGGGACACCATTTCTCCTCTCCCAGATAAGTACGAATCGTACTTCCGTCAAGGCGTTATCGCGCAGTGTTATCGCTACGCTTCGAATGAAAAGGTGCAAGCGAAGTTCGACAAGAACTACAAACTTTGGTTGAAGAGTTTGAACGATCTACGCGCAGCCCAAGACCGCGAGCTTGAAGAGAATGTTTTCTCGCCTGAGCGTGGAATTATGCAGAGCACTCGCAATACTTATGCCGGTGCCGCCTGGCCGTTCCAGGGATTTCCAGGATGGTAATTTAAATGGCTCAACTTCTTTCTGACACAGCTAATTGGGTATCAGGCTACGTTCAAGGAATGCCGATCTCCGCATTCACTGGGCTTAATCCTTTGGTTGAGATCGCTTCCATGGTGCGTGCAACGATTCTCGCACCGCCATTCAACTGGGCTTTCAATCGCGAGAGTTTCACGATCACTACTGTAGCGGGACAACAAGATTACACGATTTCGCCGTTCACAGATTTTGGTTACGTCGAGAAGGCGGCTGCTAACGATGGAACGACAAGTTGGCAGATTACTGAAATCTTGAACACCGAACCGCTTTCACTTAGCACGAATAGAGCCCGTCCATTAACCATGGCGGTTCAAGAACAATACTCAGGTGGTGGCGGCGGTGGCGGTCAAACCACAAGTGTCACGTTTCGTTTCTCTGCGGTTCCCGATGCTGTGTACACCGTGGAAGTAATTTATCAAAAAGCCCCCGTATTGTTTGCGGCGCTGTCTGACAACTGGGACCCACTTCCAAACGAGTACAGCATTGTTTACAACAATCTTGTTCTCGGCGAAATCTTAGCAGATGCCGACGATCCGAGAGCACAAGTATATCGTCAACGCGGCGTAGCTATTTTGTTGAATCGTTCAGAAGGTTTGACCGCCGAAGACAAGGCTGTATTCATGGCTCAGTATCTCGCGCTAGGTGTTGGATCGATTGCCCCAGCAGCCAGAGCACAACAAGCAACTCAAGCACGCGCAATCTAACAACTTATGCCAGGACAGTTAGAGTTAGCCGGTAGCCAGGCTCCGCGCCCGGTACCGTGGGCTCCTCTATTCATTGAGGATTTGTGGCCCGGTCTGTACACCAATCGTGCTGCGCTCCATGACCCCTCAGGATTATATGAACGCAAGTACATGGGTGGTCGACCAGGATCATTGATCGGCGGATTGAATACGGAAATCTCCGTACGAAACACAATCATTCGTCGCTACGGTGTTAGTCAGTTTTCCGGCGCGACTTATGAAACCCCTCCGTTAGATGCGTTCAGCTTCCAGCAACTCGATGGATCGATTCACGTAATCGTAGACACAAGTTCCACGGGTTCGCTCGCGATCACTTCGGTTGGTAACGCCATCGCTGGTCAAACGACATACGTCGGCACATTTCCAGGTGGTGTGAACAACGCTTACGTCGGTTTGTCGTTCATGGTCACCGGCTTCGTAACACATCTTTCAAATAATTCACCGACTGGTTTTGTTTGCACGGCTTCCTCTACGACGACGCTGACACTAGCTAACTCGGGTGGTATTGCCGAGACTCACGCCGCCACGGCGATCTCATCCGGCGCGGTCTGGATCGACAATCAAGATGGCACCAAGACTTTGCTATTTGCTAAGGGTGTAGGTGCGGGTCAGACGCATTTCGTCGCTGTCGCAGGCATTCTCTACATGGGCGACGGCGTTGATACAAGGAAGTACACACCTGGAAATTTGAATGGACTTATTTGGAATTGGGGTATCGCGCCACCAACGGCTGCGCCTCAACTCACAGTAACAGAGAGCGCATCTGCGGCTGCGACCTGGGTCCAGTTAACCGTCTTCTCGACAATGGGAATGCTCCTCGACGGTGTCGGAAACGTTCAAGCGCTGATTTCGGTTAACGCAAGTGGAACCAACTCAACTCAATTTGGAACAACCGGCAACGGTCAGCCTGCATGGAATCCGGCTCCTGGTGGAACAACGACAGATGGCGGTGTGACCTGGACAAATTGGGGACAAATCCCAGCATGGACCGCTCACACGCTTTACATCAACGCGTCTGTCGGCGGTGCTAATGCGCCGAGCCCAGCAAGTCAAATTTACGATCCGACCAGCAATTCAGTTCAGCTTAACATCGCGGCTGGAAGCGCCTCGGCTACCAGCGGTTCTTCTAAGCCGTCCTTCGGTGCTATTCAGGGTGCAACCCTTCACG